TTATATCTTACTTAATACCACACTAATAAGATCTTGCTTTCCGCCATGGTAAGATTGCATTATTTGACTTTCACTCCATAAACGGTCAGAAACATTATAAGATGATATATCTATTGGATTAAATTCATTCCTTACACGGTCATATAAGACATTTGTCTCTGTTGTATCGATAAAAAGAACTCCTTTTTGCTCCAGCCTGTCAAACATATCGTAAATAGCCTGCTCAGCCTGTACTGGCAATGACGAAATATTAAAAAGCGACTCCCCGCTTATTTTATTCATTCTAATACCAAGAACATCATCATTGTCGCCATATATTTTTTCTGCACTCCCGGCGCCATAATATTTGTTGAAGCAACGAACTTCGTTTGTCACCTCTTCATGGCTTTGAGATGTTGTAAACATCTTCAGAACTTTTGTTGCATCCTCCGCATCTTCATACACTACAGCGTTCCCCCCCTTGCCAATAACATTACCCAGCACAGGCAACCTGTTATAATCCACACTAGGCAACTCTGGCAGTGCATAATCAACAGGAGGTAAATCAGGTCTGTTCGAATGAACACTTCCTCTTTCCATAGCCCTATTCACTGGCGATGAATTCAGCATCACCTCAATTTTCCTGCTAATCTCTCCCTTAGGCCATCCCAGCCTGTGCAACAGATTAGTAAAGCAACCACTATGACTTTCTCTTGTAACGCAAAACTTATTATCAGTGACAACAACACGATATGTTCTGTTGCCCACCTTTACTTGCGCCCCATTATCAGAGTGAACTGCAGCATCCCTTACAGAGGATAGAACACGATTATCAGGCGAAGTCAGGTTTCTGGTTAAAGAACTCCATGAACATCCCAAATTTATAGAAGAGGGCGATAACATACATTTCAACCTTCAAAATAGACCTATCCAAACATTCCTAACAAACATCCCCCGGACATTGCAACACAAAACCGGAGCCGGACTCCGGTTTTGTGAAACTGTCGGGTTACTTCATCCCGCCAATATTTTCCCACTTCCCGTCAGCACGCAGAATTTGCAGCGGTCTTACCACGCACTGTATCTGCTTTTTATCCGCATCCAGTATCACCACCTGCGTGATTACCCTGGCCTGCTCCGGAATAATACCATTCTCATCTGACTCCAGGATGTCTGCCGGCCCCAGACGCAGTTGTGCTGTAAGTAACTCCCCGTGTTCACGGTCATCATGCTTTCCGTACCCGCACAGACGCTGCATAAGTTTTTTTAGTACGTTCATGTCATTCTCCTGTTCTGCCTGTATCACTGCCCACTTCATCCAGCCCCTTAACATCCTGCCACGGCCCGTCACCAAACCTGACCTGCAAATGCTGAAACAGCCCCTGAACCTGTGTGGCATCTTTGGGGTCAAGAAAGGTCAGTCCGGTGATGAGTGCGCCATCTGTATCCGGGAACCAGCCATTGCTGTTTGTCTCAATAATGCTCGCCGGCCCCAGACGAAAACGGATTTGTGTCTCCCCCGGGTCGCCCTTCGGTCCCTGAGGTCCGGTTGCCCCCACCGGGCCAGCCGCACCTGTTTCTCCTTTCGGTCCCTGTGGGCCTGCCGCACCGGTATCTCCCTTTGGACCCTGTGGACCTGCATTTCCCGTCAGACCGGTCTCTCCCCGCTCTCCCCTGTCACCTTTCGGCCCCTGCGGGCCTGCCGGACCAGCATCACCTGCCGGTCCCCGTTCGCCGGTTGCCCCGACAGGGCCGGTGTCACCGCGCTCTCCCTTATCACCCTTCGGCCCCTGAGGACCCGCGGGCCCCTGCTCCCCCTTTGGCCCGGGAGGTCCCACCACGGTGGGGATTCGGTTTACGGCGTCTTCCGCCGCTATCCTGCTTTGTTCCGCTGACTGTGCGCTTTCTGCTGACTCCCGGGCTTTTTCTGCTGCGGTCGTTGCATCCCTGGCTGCATTACCGGCTGCACTTTCTGCCGTCTTTTTTGACAACTCGGCATCTGCTGCACTTTGTAATGACTCACTGGCTTTTTGAGCGGCCGCAGAGGCCGAGGACGAGGACGCCTCCTCTGACTGCTTTGCAGCGGCTGCACTTTCTGCCGCCTGCCGGGCTGACTCCGATGCCTCCCCTGCTGAAGTGTCAGCATTTGCAGCGCTCTTTTCTGCCTGACTGGCTGATATGCCGGCATTCCTCGCGGACGTCTCTGCCTCTCCGGCATTCTTCTTCGCCTCCTCTGCGTGACGCGCCACCTCTTCCACCATCAGTTCAAAACGGCGCAGTGCCTCCGGCCGGACGTCATCCTCCGACATGGCACCGAGAAAATCATTCAGCGTACCGGGTTGAGAATCTTCATACACGGTGATGGTCCCGGCATGTGACGGAGGAAATCCCTCCACCAACAGAATAACGCTGTACTGACCGTACTCAACGTCCATGCTGTAACGACCGGCTTCATCCGGATTTTCTGAGGCCACCGTGTTCACCACCACCGTGGCGCTGTTACGTCTGGCTTTCAGTTGAATGGTGCAGTTCTCTACCGGTTTTCCTGTGCCGTCTTTCAGTACACCTGAAATCTTTACTGCCATATTCACCCCACAAAAAAGCCCGCCTGAACCGGCGGGCTGTCATAACACTGTGTTACCTGGCTAATCAGAACTTATAACCGACACCCATGATGAAACCGTCAGTGCGCCAGTCGCCACTGCCGGAGCCTTCATAAGCAATATCAATGGCCACGGATTCGGTCGGGTTAAACTGCACGCCAGCTCCCCACGCCAGAGACGTGTTGCTGTGGCGACCGTCATCACTTCCGGTCAGCACGTCGTGCGTTTTCCCCTTGTTGTCAGTTACGCGGAGATAATCCCCGGAGAAAGTCGACACACGGCTGTAAGCCACACCCGCCATCGCATACGCGCTGAACCATTCATTCACGCGCACAGACGGCCCCGCCATTACGCTGAACCAGCGGTTACGAACGGAATCTTCATGCCAGCGGGTATCGCTGTAATGGGTCAGCTGGCGATTCTTGTCTCCTGCATAGCTGAACGACGTCACCAGCCCCAGCGTGTCCGTAAATTCATAACGGTATTTCACGTTAATCCCGTTAAGATTATCGCTACCGGGAGCGTTCGTCCGGGCATGAAGATACCCCGCGCTCAGTGTGGACTGATGTTCAGACGCCCATGCAGGCGCACCGGATACGGACAGACAGATGGCTGCGGACAAAATGGCTGCACAAACTTTACGCATAATTACCTCTCGCTTTTCTGCAATAAAAAAGGCGTCATTCCTGACGCCATTTATTGGGGTTATAAATATTTCAACGAATACTGATGCCGGAAGCCGCTTTTTTGGTCACAATCACCGTACAGTCGGTGATATTGCCTGCCCCCTGATTGCCTTTCTGGAAAATCTTAAACTCCAGAGTGACGCTACCACCACCACTAGGCATATCAATAACTGCACTGTAACTACCGGGAATGGCCCCTTTAGTTTCTCTGGATGCGATTAATACACCGTTTTTGCGAACTTCAAAACCATAACCCGTGTAACTTGTACCTCCCGGGTTATTACCACTTCCCGGATAGCTATACGCTATTCCGTTAAAGATAATGGGCGGAATAATGATTTGACGGTCAAAGTTATGATCATCGCTGATGGTGACTGTAACCGTCCCGTTTGGTGTTTCCGTGTTACCCCACGTACCAGCCTGTTTCGGAAATGATTTGGATACAGCTTTAACGAAGTCACCTCTGACCTGAGTCGCCTCCAGCATGCCCTTAATCGTACAGTTTTCATTTACCGTGACGTTGTTGAGCGTCCCGGAGTTCGCATTCACACTGCCACTGATATCCGCATTTTTAGCGGTCAGCTTTCCGTCTGATGTCAGGGAAAATGCCGGAGGATTGCCGCCACTGGTAATGGTGGGAGCCGTCAGATATTTCAGGAACACTTCATTCATGAATATCTGATCTCCCTGACCAACAAACATCGGCGTTTCATTCCCGTTTGCCGGGTCAATAAACGCGATACGGTTAGCGGCAACCAGAAACTGGCTCAGTTTGCCTTCCTCCGAGTCCTCCATGCTGAGGCCAATACCCGCGACATAATGTTTGCCGTCTTTGGTCTGCTCAATTTTGACAGCCCACATGGCATTCCACTTATCGTTGGCGTCCTTCCACTCTTTCGAAAACTCCTCCAGTTTGCTGGCGTTATCCTCCGTCAGCTCGACTTTTTCCAGCAGTTCCTTGCCGAGATGGGATTCGGTTATCTGGCCTTTGAAAAAATCCAGGTAACCTTCCGCATCATCGCTCGCCTGACCGACAGCCTCCACGAATGCCGATTTGCCAACGGTGTTCACACTGCGGATATAAAAGTAATAATCATGGCCCGGTTTGATATTGATACTGGCGGCTATCCAGTACAGCGCCATACCAAGATAACGCGCGCTGGTTTCAACCTGCCGGATATCGGCAATCCGCTTTTCCGAGAACCAGAACTCAAACTGTACCGTCGGGTCATAAACCGCAAGATGCGGCGTGGCAGTTATCTGAAAATAGCCCGGCGTCAGCTCAATCTGTGACGGCGCTGCCGGTGCGGCAATCCTGAACGATACCGACGCCGGGTCGCCCTGCTGTCCCCACGCATTTACCGCCCGGACAGTCAGCGTGTAACGCCCCAGAGCCAGTTGCCTGAAGCGGTATGTGGTTTCCGTCGTCCGGGCCGTGCTGACCAGCCGCTCACTGCCGTCATCCGCTGCCACGGTCAGGCGAAGCAGGAAGCTCACGCCCTTCACCACCTTCGGCGTGTCCCAGCGGGCCAGCACCTGATATTCCCCGCTGTCTGCGGTGACTTCGGCAGTCAGGTGCTGCACCGCTGGCGGCGTGACACCATTCACCGTGCCGCTCTGGTCGCCGTCAAAGTGCGCCCCGTTATCCACGATAGCCTCTTTTTCAGGCACATGCTGCACGGCGGTGATGGCATACGTGCCGTCGTCGTTCTCACGGATACTCACGCAGCGGAACAGGCGCTGGCGCAGCGTCGGCAGCTTCAGCCCCCACACGCTGTATTCTGCAACGCCGTCAGGAACCCGGCTCACTTTCACCTGCACGCCGTCGGTGACGGACTGGACCTCCACGCTGACCGGATTGCCACTTCCGTCAACCAGGCTTATCAGCGTGGTACCGGAGGATGGCAGCGTGATTTCACGGTCGAGCGTCAGCGTCCGGGTCTGGCTGTTCACCGCCAGTACGCGCCCGCCGGTGCTGATACCGGCATAGTCATCATCGCAGATTTCAATGACGTCTCCCGGCACATGGCGAAGCCCTTCTGCACCCACGCTGAAGTCCACGGTCTGCGTTTCCAGCAGCTCCGTTTTAATCAGCCACAGCCCGGCGCGGTGTGCCTGCCCCCGACAGGTACAGCCAAAGGCATCCATCTTCGTGACGTTACGACCGTAACGGGCAATGGCCTGCGTATCTTCAACAAGCTCTGTCGCCGTCTCCCAGCCGTTGTTCGGGTCAATCCAGTTCACCTCAACGGCATTATGGCGGTCCTTCAGGGCGCTGAAGCTGTAGCGGAACGGCGCGCCATCATCCGGCATCACCACATTACTGCGGTTATAGGTCCACACCTTATCCGATGGCCGGTCCTGCACGAACGTCAGCGTCTGCCCGTTCCATACCGGCATACAGCGCATCGCCGAGCAGAAATCGCTGAGAACATCCCACGCCTTACGCTGTGTGGTCAGGTAGGCATTACAGGTGATGCGCGGCTCCGTGCCGCCAGAGCCGTCCGGCACTGACTGGTCGCAGTACTGGCCGATGACATACAGCGCCCATTTATCCACATCCGCCGCACCAAGACGTTTCCCCATGCCGTAGCGCGGATGGGTCAGCATATCCCACAGACACCAGGCCATGTTGTTGCTGTATGCCGGTTTAAACGTTCCGTCCCAGATACCGCTGTATTGCCGCGTCTGCGGGTTATAATTCGACGGCACCTGCAGAATACGCCCGCGCAGATGATAATTACGGCTCACCTGCTGGCTGCCGAACTGCTCCGAGTCCACCTGCACGCCGACCAGTGCCGTGTTCGGGTAGCACTGTTTCACATCGATAATTTCGGTGTATGACGACCAGAGCGTTTTGTTCTGCAGCTGGTCTGTGGTGCTGTCCGGCGTCATCCTGCGCATCCGGATACTGAACGGGCGCGGCGGCAGGTTATCCACCACCACCGAGGCCAGATACTGTGAAGTGGTTTTACCCTTAATGGTGATGTCTTTTTCCGTCACCCAGGCCCCGTTACGCTGTATCTGAACCAGCAGGCGAACCTGCGATGGATTCCTGTCCCCCTTTGAGGTGGTTTCCACCAGTGCCTGCACGCCGAAGTAAAACGCAGACGGTCAATGTTTGCCGACGTGATGGTCCGGGTGATCGGCGTGTCATATTTCACTTCTGTACCGAGCACCGTCTCGGAGCCGGAGGATTCAAATCCCTCCGGCGGTGTCTGCTCCTGCTCACCGGCCCGGAACACCACCGTGACGCCGGATATATTGGTATTCCCCTCACTGTCCAGCACCGGCGTACTGTTCAGCAGCACACTTTTTAATCCATCCACCGGACCTTCAACCGGCCCTTCGCTGATGGCATCGATCACACTCAGTAACTGCGTGGATTTCAGGTTGTCCTTCGCTTCGCGCGGGGTATGCCCCTTACTGCTGCCTTTGCCCATTCGTCATGCTCCATAAACGACAAAACCGCCCGGAGGCGGTTTCACATAAAACATTTTGCATCAGCGGCCAATCACCACAACCTGACCACCGTCCCCTTCGTCTGCCGTGCTTATCTCCTGAGAAACCACACGTGACCCCACGCGCATTTCACCGTACAGAACGGGCAGAACATTACCCTGGGCAACCATGTTATCCAGGGAGGAGAAATAGGTGTTCTGTTTACCGTTATCCGTGGTGCTGGCTTTTGCTACACTGGCTTTCGGTGCCAGCATCTGTGCAACACCACCAAGTGTCATCGCCGCGCCCATTGAAAAGAGAATGTCACTGAAAGCGATACTAATTCCTGGCATCCAGATTGCCGTCGCAATCAGCGCCGCCCCCAGCACCACCTGAAACACACCGCCACTTTTAGCTCCCGCCATACGCGGCACGATGTGGATCACTGCACCATTCGCCAGTGGCTCATTAAGACGGGCTGATAATTCGGTTTCACCTGTATCCTGCCCGGCAATACGTACCTGATACCAGCCCTCGTTCAGTTTCTGACGAAACGCCGGAAGCTGGGTGGCAAGCGCCCGGATGGCTTCGCCCCCTGTTTTTACACGCAGGTCGATGCGGCGACCAAATCGTTGTAAATCCCCGTAAAGGCAGATGCGTGCCATGCCCGGTGACGCCAGAGGGAGTGTGTGCGTCGTTGCCATTTGTCGGTGTACCTCTCTCGTTTGCTCAGTTGTTCAGGAATATGGTGCAACAGCTCGCCGTCGCCGCAGTAAATGGCGGCATGATTCGGCACCGATGCACCAAAACAGCACAGCAGCACAATCGCCCGGTTGTGCCTCTGTCAGTGCGACACGGTAAAACCCCGTCGCCTCCATATTGTCAAGATAGAGATTCTGACCGTGACGCCACCAGTCATCCCCGCGATGAAAATCCGGTAGTTCGATTCCCGCCAGATGGTAGGCATCCCGGAACAGCGCGTAACAGTCCGTCACCCCGTGCTCAAAGTGTCGCCCGTTGAGATGCGGCACGCAGCGGAATTTATGAATCTCACCCCGGCAGACCAGCCACCACGGCAAATCACTCTGCACCTGCAGCCGCCGGTCGGCCTCACTCAGCCAGGGCAGACCACCGGGGTGGCTGTGGACCAGCGCCACAATCTCACCCTGCATCTCAGCCTGCAGCCAGTCTTCCAGCGACATACGGAAATACGCCTCCGGCTCACCGGAGATATTCACGCAGGGGAAATATCTTTCCCCCTCCGGCGTGCTTACCACGAAGCCGCACGACTCCGCTGGCGCACATCGCCGGGCGTGCGCCAGAATCGCTGATTCTGTCTCTGTCATGGGATTTACTGCGAAAGTTTGTTAATGGAAAGGAAGCCGCCAAAGTTGCCGACGTTATTGCGAAACTTACAGCCACTCAGGCATTTGCTGCATTTATCCTTCGTGATATCGGACGTCGGCTGGTCATATTCATCCGCGACCGCCGGACCGTGATAACCGCACTCATCACCGCGATAGGTCCAGGTGCAGGTGTTGGCCAGCATGATACGTCCCGGAAAAACAGCGCCATCCGTTTCCGTCGGCGTGGACAGTACAAAGGAGGCACTCACCGCGCTCAGTTCGCTGCACTGCTCGATGCGCCAGCGGCTGATCACCTCCTGCTCCGGATCGGAGTCGCTGTTTCCGTTGACGAAGTTCACCGCATCCAGAAAACGGGCGTAAACCTTACGCCGGACCACCGTTCCGCCGACCAGACTCTGCAGATCTTCCGCCATCCCGGTGACCATACCGTACAGGTTAGAAACCGTCAGCGTGGGGCGCGTACTGGTGCCTTTGCCATTCAGTTCGAAACCACTCCCCTGAATGGGATACGGCTGATACTGTCGCCCCTGCCAGGTGACCGGCTCACCTTTTTCGTTCTGCTCATTGCAGAAAAAATAACGTTCTCCACCGACCTCTGTCAGGTCGATTTCCCAGAGCACCACGCTGGCCGACTGCTCCGCACGGGTGCATTCATTCAGTGTTTCCTGCCGGATATCCTGCATCAGTTCACCACCTGTTTAAACTCTGCGCTGAACTCAACACGCAGCATACTGACCTGCGACGACCATTTTGCGCAGGTCACCTTTATCTGCCTGTAACCATAAGGCGGCGTCCACAGAAAGGCCTTCCAGCCCCCGTGCTCAGCCAGAAACGACTCCAGCGCCGTGGCCTCCTCACGGGAGACAGACAGCGTCACGCTGTACGTTTTCAGGTCAACGTTCAGCCCGGCAGGCGCACGCTGGGAATAGCCATCACCAAAGCGCACCTCCCTGACGGAAGGAGCCGATGTCACATCCATCCCGGGTTTCACTTTCCAGCGGAAGGTTTTCATCGTCCACCTCCGGAGAACAGACCACCATCGCGCATCTGTGCCTGAATTTCATCACGGGCACCCTTGCGGGCCATGTCATACACAGCCTTCAGCGCCTGTGGTCCAATCTGCCCGTTCGTGCCGTCGTTGTTAATCACCACATGGTTATTCTGCTCAAACGTCCCGGACGCCTGCGACCGGCTGTCTGCCATGCTGCCCGGTGTACCGACATAACCGCCGGTGGCATAGCCGCGCATCAGCCGGTAAAGATTCCCCACGCCAATCCGGCTGGTTGCCTCCTTCGTGAAGACAAACTCACCACGGTGAACAATCCCCGCTGGCTCATATTTGCCGCCGGTTCCCGTAAATCCCCCGGTCGCAAAATGAAATTTCGCCGCAGCTGCCTGAATGGCTGTACCGCCTGACGCTGATGCGCCGCCACCAACAGCCCCGCCAATGGCGCTGCCGATACTCCCGACAATCCCCACCATTGCCTGCTTAAGCAGAATTTCTGTCATCATGGACAGCACGGAACGGGTGAAGCTGCGCCAGTTCTGCTCACTGCCGGTCAGCATCGCCGCCATATTCTGTGCAATGCCATCAAAGGTCTGCGTGGCTGCACTTTTTACCTGCGACATACTGTCCGTGGCGCTCTCTTCCCACTCACTCCAGCCGGACTTCAGGCCTGCCATCCAGCTCCCACGAAGCTGGTCTTCAGCCGCCCAGGTCTTTTTCTGCTCTGACATGACGTTATTCAGCGCCAGCGGATTATCGCCATACTCCTCCTTCAGGCGCTGTTCCGTGCCTTCCCGTTCTGCCTGCCGGTCAGTCAGCCCCCGGCTTTTCGCATCAATGGCGGCCCGTTTTGCCCGTTGCTGCTGTGCGAATTTATCCGCCTGCTGCGCCAGCGCGTTCAGGCGCTCCTGATACGTAACCTTGTCGCCAAGTGCAGCCAGCTGGCGTTTGTACTCCAGCGTCTCATCTTTATGCGCCAGCAGGGATTTCTCCTGTGCAGACAGCTGGCGACGTTGCGCCGCCTCCTCCAGTACCGCGAACTGACTCTCCGCCCTCCACAAATCCCGGCGCTGCTGGCTGATTTTCTCATTTGCTCCGGCATGCTTCTCCAGCGTCCGGAGTTCAGCCTGAAGCGTCAGCAGGGCAGCATGAGCACTGTCTTCCTGACGATCGCCCGCAGACACCTTCACGCCGGACTGTTTCGGCTTTTTCAGCGTCGACTCATAATCCTTTTTTGCCGACGCCATCAGCGTGTTGTAATCCGCCTGCAGGATTTTTCCGTCTTTCAGGGCCTTATTCAGTTCTTCCTGACGGGCGGTATATTTCTCCAGCGGCGACAGCATCCGTTCATACGCCTTCTGTGCCTCTTCGGTATATTTCAGCTGTGACGCGTCACGCTCAGCCTTATCCCTTGCCGCCAGTTCACCGGCTTTTTCCATATCCGACTGCAGCGTTGCCGCCGCCAGCCCCAGACGGGCATTTTCACGGTCATCCCATGCGCCCTGAAGGTTGGCACGGAAAGAGGCGGTCTTTCCCCGACGCTGGCTCCGGCTCTGGTACCACTGCCATTTTTTATCCGCCTCATCGAATGCCTTCTGCGCACTGGCGAGCATATCCGCTGAGGATTCCGGACGACCGATATCCAGAATGGCATCCCACATCGATTTAAACGCCTTCCCTGTTTTATCCGCCCAGGTCTCCAGCGTCCCCATGTTTTCTTTCAGACGGCGGGTCTGCTCATCAAAGCCTTTCGTGGCGATATCGTTCGCCGCCTGTAAGGCTCCGGCCTCATCACCGGAACGCTGCAGCTGTGCAACATACGCAATCTGCTCTGCCGTCACGTTACGGAACTGGCGTGCCATCGCCATCAGTCCCGACGTCGGATCAGTGGTCAGCTTCCCGAAGGCTTCAGCGACTTTATCCACCTCCACACCGGATGCAGACGCAAAACGCGCAACACTCTGGTTGATCGCATCAAACTGTTCACCACCACGCACACCGGCATTCACCAGGGCTGCCAGTGACTCACTCGCCTGGTTAAACGTCAGCCCTGCGGCCTGTCCGGCTCTGGAGAGCGTCAACATGCGATCGGCAGTCAGTCCGGACTGATTACCGGAAAGAACCAGGGTTTTATTAAACGCTGAAAGCGTGGAATCCCCCTGGTACCAGGCGTACGCCAGCGCACCTGTCGCCACCGCCAGCGAGGTGACCCCGACCATCGGCAGGGTGATCGCACCGGCAAGCCCCCTGAGCATGGGGATCATCCCGCCGAAGGAGTCCTTCACCTGACCGCCCTGTTGCAGCAGGATCAGCCAGGGATTCTGACCACCGGCAAGCTGCGTGGCGATATCCGTAAACTGTGCGGGCAGGGTGCGCATGGCCGCTTTATACTGTCCGACGGAAATCCCGGCTTTTTGCGCAGCCAGCGCCTGACGGCTCAGGCCCTGTTCAACAGCAGTGGCGGTTTTTCTGGCGTCAGTATCCAGTCCTGAAAAATGACGCCTTACCCGGCTCATCTGCTCATCGAAACGGACCGCATCCAGACTCAGGTCAATAATAAGATCACCAACCGGCTGGGACATATCTCACACCTCCTGGAATCCCCGCTGAAGCCATCATTAATGCGGCATCATCCACCATGACATCCGCCACATCCGCAGACGATAAAATATCGCCCCCTCCGTCCCCACCGAACCGGACGCCTCCGGCAAGTCCTGCCGCTTTCTGCATCAGCATTTTGTCCTCATCCAGCCTCTCCACCTGCTCTTCCTCATGCCGGGGGACAAGCAGACTGAAATCAGAGGGATGCATATCCGGATCGCAAAAAAACAGGCTGAGTACAGCGTACATCAGCCCGGAAAAATGCATATCCAGTTGGGTATCCTGAAAATAATGCGTGCGGTAAAAATGTCGCCAGTCGGCATATTCGGTGGATGTCATCCCGGCAAGCATGGCGCGCCAGTCAGGCCTCCCCATCTCTCGCGCCAGTCTGAGGGCAAAATTCAGCTCGCCGTCGAAGACTTTCCCGCAGAAAAATCATCATCAGTAAGCGCGTTATTTTTCGCCACTTCGGTGATATCCGTATCCACATGAACAGCCCCGCTCATCCCGGACAGACGCAACACCACGTCTTCCGCCCGGGCAATGGCATCAGCAGGCCAGGTGGTGAGCACCTCCTGTTCGATCTGCATCACAGCCTCATTCATTGATGGTGACTCCGTTTTCTGTGGATGGTTATGCCACAGGGACATCGCCACCAGAAACGCGCCGGTTCTGACAAGGTCTTCCACGCTCACCTGCAGGTTACCGCTGGCTTCAGCCTGTTCTGCCCGTCGTTTCAGCAGGGCAAGATGCTCGATACGCTGCAGCGCAGACAGCTCGGAAAGCGTGACGGACACACCGTTATATTCAAATTGTTCGGTTTTCAGAAACATGTATTACCTCCGTTTACCCTGCAGCGCCCGCTTCAGTAACGGTGACTTCAGCTACCGTGGCAAACTGACCATTACCGGAAATCACGGGGATACTCACTTTTCCAGCCTTAACCCCCGTCACAGTGATCGCCATATCTTTCACAGCAATGGTTCCCGTTGACGGATCGGCGGAAACCGCTCTGAACGTTTTGTCGGTTGCACTTTCCGGCTCAAAAGAAACCGTCAGGGTTGTTGTTTTCCCTTTTGCCACCGTACCAGATGTCGGCGTCACCTTAATCGCAGTGACCGGCGTAATTTCGCTGCGTTCTTCCGCCACAGAAGGTTTACCCACGTTGGTCACTTTCACCGTACGGGTGATCACTTCCTTCGCCGTTACGGCCTTACCGATACTGCTGACCCAGCCACGGAACACATCCACCGTGCCGTTCGGGAAACGGATTTTATAGGCCCGCACATCCCCGCTTTCAAACCAGCCTATAAGCCCTTTCTGACCTTCTTCTCCCGGTTTCCAGGCCAGCGTAAAACTGGTATCTCCTGCAGACTTCTGCCCCTGCCCGGTCGCAGTCCAGTCCGCGTCTTCATCATCCAGGTAGTTATCATCGTAGGGTTCTGCCGTCATCTCGCCCGGCGTCAGATCCTTTACCTGTGCCAGTCGCTGCCAGTTATCGTCTGACAACGGGTTTGCATAGGCATCACCCTGACCGTTATAAACCCACAGGGTGGTACCGGCACCTTTTACCGGTGCCAGAGGATTTGGTGTTGGCATATCGTCCTCACATCTCGTATGTAATGGAATAAGTCAAATCAGCAGAACTCCATAACGCCATATCGTCATCACGACGATACTCATAGCCCTGCGTAACCATCGTGGTAATCAGGCCTGACAGTGCCGGGATCGCACTCATCGCCGGATAAATCCGGCTTTCCATCCACGAATCCAGCTCTGAATCCGGCACCTGAGCAGGCAGGAAAACTTCAATATGCAGCTCCGCCTGCCAGGTATCGCTGTCCAGCGCTTCGCCCGTGTATTCAGCGCCGGTGAGATAAACAGCAATTGCCGGAAAATCCGCCTCATCAAAAACAGCGGGGCGACCATCAAACAGCGTCGCCCCGTGTTCATGCTGCTCGAGTGCATCCAGCACTGCAGCACGGATATCAGTATGTTTCATCGCTTTATCACAATCCTTAGTTGTTGTTTCAACGCATAGCCCAGTTCTTTTGGCAGACGTTCTCGCCGGATACGGTTAACGTTCTCATCAAAAGACTGCTTCAGTGGGGCCGCCATCGGAATTTTAACCACCTGAATGGGAAGACGATTACGCTTTTTCCTTCCTTTATCGTCATTGCCCTTCGCATACCGGGCTTCTGGCAAACGTTGCATAACATGCCAGCGCCCATTATTTAATCGCTGGATGAATGCCCGCTGATAACGATGCTGACCGGCTTTAAGTATGCTGTTCGGACGATGACCAAGCATCCTGATCCCCAGCTTAATAGCAGGGAGATCACCGCGGTTAACGATAATTCTGGCATTCGGATTTCTGACCGTCGCCCGTTTCAGTCTGGACCGTTCCTTTACCAGTTTCCGGCTCACCCTGGTCTCCCGGGCAACCTGTGATGAAGACTGATTAATCGCCGTTGTAGCCACGCGGTTAATAGCCATTGCTGAAGCCGACGGAATGGCGTTTTTACGAACCCGGCTCAGATTTTCAATCGCCTGATCAAGCCCTTTTATCGCCATAATTCACCCTGCGTTTATCGTCGCCGGTTAACTGCGGGTGGTTGCCCACGGTTCAGCCAGAGATAACAACTGCCCCCGTCATCCGGAGAAACACGATCCACCCAGAACGTCTCACCATTAATGGTCAACGTGTCACCACGCCGCACGGCACGAACCGTATCCGTCCGCACAAATAATGACGGGCTGCTTCCTTCAATACGGATCCCACTACTGGCAAAACCCAGCGACTCCGGATCGTCAAAAACCCCCTGAACTTCGCCGCCACGCTGTGCACCGGAGGTGAACTGCGCACTGATGCCCATCACTTCAACAATCGTACTGTCCACCCCGGCAAGGGCGGCATCAAAGGCATTCTGAAAATCACGCATAAACAGCCATTCCACCATCAACGTGTGTTTTTGCATCTGAGGACATAATCAGAATCACCCGACCAACATCCGCAAGCTCAACGGATTCCCCCGTTTCACCATCAACGCCACAGAGATGGAGGCAGGTCAGAACTCTGATGCGCGTTAACGCGCCGGATGTTTCCTCACGAACATCATGAGCCGCGTTTTCCCTCTCCCGGATATCCATATTCATAACCTGTACATCATCGCCGGATGACTGCATTTCCTCTTCCCATTCTGCCACCCGCTGCGCTATCTCTGCGGCACTCCCGGATATATCCGGCTCACGCCCCAGAATCAGGGCCAGTTCATCAAGCCGTTTCAGATTTTGCTCTTTCGTTGCCATATCATCCCCCTGTGAAAAAAGACACGGGGGCATTTCGCCCCCGCTCACGGATTATTTCACCTGTACCACCACAAACTCATCCGGGTCCGGCAACACCATCAGCGGCGCGGACTGCGTCATGGTAAATTCACGGGCGGGATCCCCTACCGTCAGCCAGTGTTTCGGATAACGGGAAGAGGCCACCACACCTTCGGACAACGCCTGCGCATCCTGAATGGCACCATAGCAACGAATGCCCTCTGCTGCCGTATTCCCCAGGACCAGCGAGCCCTCAGGCAGATAACGTTTTTCGGTACCGTCCTCTGCCACATAAGACGTTTTTGCCACCACAATGGCCAGATCGCCGTAATACCCTTTGAAGGACACCACCGCGCCCAGGTCTTTCACCGCTGTTTCGAGTTGCGAATTAGAGCCGCGACGGGTATCCAGTTTTTCGCGGAACAATTTAAAGCCATTCAGCAGACGCCAGACGGTACCGTCCATAATGGCAATATTCACAAGACCGCTGGCCTGGTCGCAGTAGAGGTCAAGATCATGTGTAGGATCGAACGTGTCACGATCCTGTTTTGACCACTCCTTACCACTACCCTGAGTGATGTTATTCTTCGTCGACCTGCCAAAATCGACCTCAATTTTCTCGAACTGGTCTCCTTCCATCGTGTATTTGCCATACAGCACGGCATTCACCGCCTGCATTTCTTCCACCTGGACAATGGCGTGCTCTTCCTGTTTGAGGTTATCAGTGATGATACGCAGACGACGGTAGGCCGGGTCGTTCAGCTGAGCCGGATCTTCACCGGGAAGACGCTCAACCGCCTGCTGGTAATTAAATTCGTGTTTCGGCTTGACGTAGCCCGGACGTAACACGCGGGTTTCACCACCACGATGACGCAGCACTTTTCCTTCAACAACCGGGGAATCTGCCGCCGTCATAAAATGGTATGCCGAAAGGGATGCTGAAATTGAGAACGAAAAGCTGCGCCGGGAAGTTGAAGAACTGCGGCAGGCCAGCGAGACAGATCTCCAGCCAGGGACTATTGAGTACGAACGCCATCGACTTACGCGTGCGCAGGCCGACGCACAGGAGCTGAAAAATGCCAGAGACTCCGCTGAAGTGGTGGAAACCGCATTCTGTACTTTCGTGCTGTCGCGGATCGCAGGTGAAATTGCCAGTATTCTCGACGGGATCCCCCTGTCGGTGCAGCGGCGTTTTCCGGAACTGGAAAACCGACATGTTGATTTCCTGAAACGGGATATCATCAAAGCCATGAACAAAGCAGCCGCGCTGGATGAACTGATACCGGGGTTGCTGAGTGAATATATCGAACAGTCAGGTTAACAGGCTGCGGCATTTTGTCCGCGCCGGGCTTCGCTCACTGTTCAGGCCGGAGCCACAGACCGCCGTTGAATGGGCGGATGCTAATTACTATCTCCCGAAAGAATCCGCATACCAGGAAGGGCGCTGGGAAACACTGCCCTTTCAGCGGGCCATCATGAATGCGATGGGCAGCGACTACATCCGCGAGGTAAATGTGGTGAAGTCTGCCCGTGTTGGTTATTCCAAAATGCTGCTGGGTGTTTATGCCTACTTTATAGAGCATAAGCAGCGCAACACCCTTATCTGGTTGCCGACGGATGGTGATGCCGAGAACTTTATGAAAACCCACGTTGAGCCGACTATTCGTGATATTCCGTCGCTGCTGGCGCTGGCCCCGTGGTATGGCAAAAAGCACCGGGATAACACGCTCACCATGAAGCGTTTTTCCAATGGTCGTGGCTTCTGGTGCCTGGGCGGTAAAGCGGCAAAAAACTACCGTGAAAAGTCGGTGGATGTGGCGGGTTATGATGAACTTGCTGCCTTTGATGATGATATTGAACAGGAAGGCTCTCCGACGTTCCTGGGTGACAAGCGTATTGAAGGCTCGGTCTGGCCAAAGTCCATCCGTGGCTCCACGCCCAAAGTGAGAGGCACCTGCCAGATTGAGCGTGCAGCCAGTGAATCCCCGCATTTTATGCGTTTTCATGTTGCCTGCCCGCACTGCGGGGAGGAGCAGTATCTTAAATTTGGCGACAAAGAGACGCCGTTTGGCCTCAAATGGACGCCGGATGACCCCTCCAGCGTGTTTTATCTCTGCGAGCATAATGCCTGCGTCATCCGCCAGCAGGATCTGGACTTCACTGATGCCCGTTATATCTGCGAAAAGACCGGGATCTGGACCCGTGATGGCATTCTCTGGTTTTCGTCATCCGGTGAAGAGATTGAGCCGCCGGACAGCGTGACCTTTCACATCTGGACGGCGTACAGCCCGTTCACCACCTGGGTGCAGATTGTCAAAGACTGGATGAAAACGAAAGGGGATACGGGAAAACGTAAAACCTTCGTAAACACCACGCTCGGTGAGACATGGGAGGCGAAAATTGGTGAACGTCCGGATGCTGAAGTGATGGCAGAGCGGAAAGAGCATTATTCAGCGCCCGTTCCTGACCGTGTGGCTTACCTGACTGCCGGTATCGACTCCCAGCTGGATCGCTACGAAATGCGCGTATGGGGATGGGGGCCGGGTGAGGAAAGCTGGCTAATTGACCGGCAGATTATTATGGGCCGCCACGATGATGAACAGACGCTGCTGCGTGTGGATGAGGCCATCAATAAAACCTATATCCGCCGGAATGGTGCAGAAATGTCGGTATCCCGTATCTGCTGGGATACTGGCGGGATTGACCCGACCATTGTGTATGAACGCTCGAAAAAACATGGGCTGTTCCGGGTGATCCCCATTAAAGGGGCATCCGTCTACGGAAAGCCGGTGGCCAGCATGCCACGTAAGCGAAACAAAAACGGGGTTTACCTTACCGAAATCGGTACGGATACCGCGAAAGAGCAGATTTATAACCGCTTCACACTGACGCCGGAAGGGGATGAACCGCTTCCCGGTGCCGTTCACTTCCCGAATAACCCGGATATTTTTGATCTGACCGAAGCGCAGCAACTGACTGCTGAAGAGCAGGTCGAAAAATGGGTGGATGGCAGGAAAAAAATACTGTGGGACAGCAAAAAGCGACGCAATGAGGCGCTCGACTGCTTCGTTTATGCGCTGGCGGCGCTGCGCATCAGTATTTCCCGCTGGCAGCTGGATCTCAGTGCACTGCTGGCGAGCCTGCAGGAAGAGGATGGTGCAGCAACCAACAAGAAAACACTGGCAGATTACGCCCGTGCCTTATCCGGAGAGGATGAATGACGCGACAGGAAGAACTTGCCGCTGCCCGTACGGCACTGCATGACCTGATGACAGGTAAACGGGTGGCAACAGTACAGAAAGACGGACGGCGAGTGGAGTTTACGGCCACTTCCGTGTCTGACCTGAAAAAATACATTGCGGAGCTGGAAGGTGCAGACCGGCATGACACAGCGACGCAGGGGACCTGCAGGATTTTATGTATGAAAACGCCCACCATTCCCACCCTTCTGGGACCGGACGGCATGACATCGCTGCGTGAATATGCCGGTTATCACGGCGGTGGCAGCGGATTTGGTGGGCAGTTGCGGGCGTGGAACCCACCGGGTGAAAGTGTGGATGCAGCCCTGCTGCCCAACTTTACCCGTGGCAATGCCCGCGCAGACGATCTGGTACGCAATAACGGCTATGCTGCCAACGCCATCCAGCTGCATCAGGATCATATCGTCGGGTCTTTTTTCCGGCTCAGTCATCGCCCAAGCTGGCGCTATCTGGGCATCGGGGAGGAAGAAGCCCGTGCCTTTTCCCGCGAGGTTGAAGCGGCATGGAAAGAGTTTGCCGAGGATGACTGCTGCTGCATTGACGTTGAGCGAAAACGCACGTTTACCATGATGATTCGGGAAGGTGTGGCCATGCACGCCTTTAACGGTGAACTGTTCGTTCAGGCCACCTGGGATACCAGTTCGTCGCGGCTGTTCCGGACACAGTTCCGGATGGTCAGCCCGAAGCGCATCAGCAACCCGAACAATACCGGCGATAGCCGGAACTGCCGTGCCGGTGTGCAGATTAATGACAGCGGTGCGGCGCTGGGATATTACGTCAGCGAGGACGGGTATCCTGGCTGGATGCCGCAGAAATGGACATGGATACCCCGTGAGTTACCCGGCGGGCGCGCCTCGTTCATTCACGTTTTTGAACCCGTGGAGGACGGGCAGACTCGCGGTGCAAATGTGTTTTACAGCGTGATGGAGCAGATGAAGATGCTCGACACGCTGCAGAACACGCAGCTGCAGAGCGCCATTGTGAAGGCGATGTATGCCGCCACCATTGAGAGTGAGCTGGATACGCAGTCAGCGATGGATTTTATTCTGGGCGCGAACAGTCAGGAGCAGCGAGAAAGGCTGACGGGCTGGATTGGTGAAATTGCCGCGTATTACGCCGCAGCGCCGGTCCGGCTGGGAGGCGCAAAAGTGCCACACCTGATGCCAGGTGACTCACTGAACCTGCAGACGGCTCAGGACACGGATAACGGCTACTCCGTGTTTGAGCAGTCACTGTTGCGGTATATCGCTGCCGGGCTGGGTGTCTCGTATGAGCAGCTTTCCCGGAATTACGCCCAGATGAGCTACTCCACGGCACGGGCCAGTGCGAACGAGTCGTGGGCGTACTTTATGGGGCGGCGAAAATTCGTCGCATCCCGTCAGGCGAGCCAGATGTTTCTGTGCTGGCTTGAAGAGGCCATCGTTCGCCGCGTGGTGACGTTACCTTCAAAAGCGCGCTTCAGCTTTCAGGAAGCCCGCAGTGCCTGGGGGAACTGCGACTGGATAGGCTCCGGTCGTATGGCCATCGATGGTCTGAAAGAAGTTCAGGAAGCGGTGATGCTGATAGAAGCCGGACTGAGCACCTACGAGAAAGAGTGCGCGAAACGCGGTGACGACTATCAGGAAATTTTTGCCCAGCAGGTCCGTGAAACGATGGAGCGCCGTGCAGCCGGTCTTAAACCGCCCGCCTGGGCGGCTGCGGCATTTGAATCCGGACTGCGACAATCAACAGAGGAGGAGAAGAGTGACAGCAGAGCTGCGTAATCTCCCGCATATTGCCAGCATGGCTTTTAATGAGCCGCTGATGCTTGAACCCGCCTATGCGCGGGTTTTCTTTTGTGCGCTTGCAGGCCAGCTTGGGATCAGTCGCCTGACGGATGCAGTATCCGGCGACAGCCTGACTGCCGGAGAGGCACCCGCGGCGCTGGCGTTATCCGGTGATGATGACGGACCACGACAGGCCCGCAGTTATCAGGTCATGAACGGCATCGCCGTGCTGCCGGTGTCCGGTACGCTGGTCAGCCGGACGCGGGCGCTGCAGCCGTATTCGGGAATGACCGGTTACAACGGCATTATCGCTCGTCTGCAACAGGCTGCCAGCGATCCGATGGTGGACGGCATTCTGCTCGATATGGACACACCGGGCGGGATGGTGGCGGGAGCATTTGACTGTGCTGACATCATCGCCCGTGTGCGTGACATAAAGCCGGTATGGGCGCTGGCCAACGACATGAACTGCAGTGCAGGTCAGCTGCTTGCCAGCGCCGCCTCCCGGCGTCTGGTCACGCAGACCGCCCGGACAGGCTCCATCGGCGTCATGATGGCTCACAGTAATTACGGCGCTGCGCTGGAGAAACAGGGCGTGGAAATCACGCTGATTTACAGCGGCAGCCATAAGGTGGATGGCAACCCCTACAGCCATCTACCGGGTGATGTCCGGGAGACACTGCAGTCCCGGATGGATGCAACCCGCCGGATGTTTGCGCAGAAGGTGTCGGCATATACCGGCCTGTCCGTGCAGGCTGTGCTGGATACCGAGGCTGCAGTGTACAGCGGTCAGGAGGCCATTGATGCCGGACTGGCTGATGAACTTGTCAACAGCACCGATGCGATCACCGTTATGCGTGATGCACTGGATGCACGTAAATCCCGTCTCTCAGGAGGGCGAATGACCAAAGAGACTCAATCAACAACTGTTTCAGCCACTGCTTCGCAGGCTGACGTTACTGACGTGGTGCAAGCGACGGAGGGCGAAAACGCCAGCGCGGCGCAGCCGGACGTGAACGCGCAGATCACCGCTGCGGTTGCGGCAGAAAACAGCCGCATTATGGGGATCCTCAACTGTGAGGAAGCTCACGGACGCGAAGAACAGGCACGTGTGCTGGCCGAAACCCCCGGTATGACCGTGGAAACGGCCCGCCGCATTCTGGCAGCTGCACCACAGAGTGCACAGGCGCGCAGTGACACTGCGCTGGATCGTCTGATGCAGGGGGCACCGGCACCACTGGCTGCAGGTAACCCGGCATCTGATGCCGTTAACGATTTGCTGAACACACCAGTGTAAGGGATGTTTATGACGAGCAAAGAAACCTTTACCCATTACCAGCCGCTGGGCAACAGTGACCCGGCACATACGGCAACCGCGCCCGGCGGATTGAGTGCGAAAGCGCCTGCAATGACCCCGCTGATGCTGGACACCTCCACCCGTAAGCTGGTTGCGTGGGATGGCACCACCGACGGTACTGCCGTTGGCATTCTGGCGGTTGNTGCTGACCAGACCAGCACCACGCTGACGTTCTACAAGTCCGGCACGTTCCGTTATGAGGATGTGCTCTGGCCGGAGGCTGCCAGCGACGAGACGAAAAAACGGACCGCGTTTGCCGGAACGGCAATCAGCATCGTTTAACCTGACCCTTCATCACTAAAGGCCGCCTGTGCGGCTTTTTTTACGGGATTTTTTTATGTCGATGTACACAACCGCCCAGCTGCTGGCGGCAAATGAGCAGAAATTTAAGTTTGATCCGCTGTTTCTGCGTCTCTTTTTCCGTGAGAGCTATCCCTTCACTACGGAGAAAGTCTATCTCTCACAAATTCCGGGACTGGTAAACATGGCGCTGTACGTTTCGCCGATTGTTTCCGGTGAGGTTATCCGTTCCCGTGGCGGCTCCACCTCTGAATTTACGCCGGGATATGTCAAACCCAAGCATGAAGTGAATCCGCAGATGACCCTGCGTCGCCTGCCGGATGAAGATCCGCAGAATCTGGCGGACCCGGCTTACCGCCGCCGTCGCATCATCATGCAGAACATGCGAGACGAAGAGCTGGCCATTGCTCAGGTCGAAGAGATGCAGGCAGTTTCTGCCGTGCTTAAGGGCAAATATACCATGACCGGTGAAGCCTTCGATCCGGTTGAGGTGGATATGGGCCGCAGTGAGGCGAATAACATCACGCAGTCCGGCGGCACGGAGTGGAGCAAGCGTGACAAGTCCACGTATGACCCGACCGACGATATCGAAGCCTACGCGCTGAACGCCAGCGGTGTGGTGAATATCATCGTGTTTGATCCGAAAGGCTGGGCGCTGTTCCGTTCCTTCAAAGCCGTCAAGGAGAAGCTGGATACCCGTCGCGGCTCTCATTCCGAGCTGGAGACAGCGGTAAAAGACCTGGGCAAAGCGGTGTCCTATAAGGGAATGTATGGCGATGTGGCCATCGTCGTGTATTCCGGACAGTACGTGGAAAACGGCGTCAAAAAGAACTTCCTGCCGGACAACACGATGGTGCTGGGGAACACTCAGGCTCGCGGTCTGCGCACCTATGGCTGCATTCAGGATGCGGATGCACAGCGCGAAGGCATTAACGCCTCTGCCCGTTACCCGAAAAACTGGGTGACTACCGGCGATCCGGCGCGTGAGTTCACCATGATTCAGTCAGCACCGCTGATGCTGCTGGCTGATCCTGATGAGTTCGTGTCCGTTCAACTGGCGTAATCATGGCCCTTCGGGGCCATTGTTTCTCTGTGGAGGAGTCCATGACGAAAGATGAACTGATTGCCCGTCTCCGCTCGCTGGGTGAACAACTGAACCGTGATATCAGCCTGACGGGGACGAAAGAAGAACTGGCGCTCCGTGTGGCAGAGCTGGAAGAAGAGCTTGATGACACGGGCGACACTGCCGATCAGGATACCCCTCTCAGCCCGGAAAATGTGCTGACCGGACATGAAAATGAGGTTGTATCAGCGCAGCCGGATACCGTGACTGATACGGCTGATCTGGTCACGGTTGTGGCACTGGTGACGCTGCATACTGATGCACTTCACGCCACGCGGGATGAGGCTGTGGCATTTGTGCTGCCGGGAACGGCGTTCCGTGTCTCTGCCGGTGTGGCAGCTGAAATGACAGAGCGCGGCCTGGCCAGAATGCAATAACGGGAGGCGCTGTGGCTGATTTCGATAACCTGTTCGATGCTGCCATTGCCTGCGCCGATGAAACGATACGCGGGTACATGGGAACGTCAGCCACCATGACATCCGGTGAGCAGTCCGGTGCTGTGATACGTGGTGTTTTTGATGACCCTGAAAATATCAGCTATGCCGGACAGGGGGTGCGCGTTGAAGGCTCCAGCCCGTCCCTGTTTGTCCGGACTGATGATGTGCGGCAGCTGCGGCGTGGAGACACACTGACCATCGGCGAGGAAAACTTCTGGGTGGACCGGATTTCGCCGGATGATGGCGGAAGCTGTCATCTCTGGCTTGGGCGTGGCGTGCCGCCTGCCGTTAACCGTCGCCGCTGAAAGGGGGATGTATGGCCATAAAAGGTCTTGAGCAGGCCGTTGAAAACCTCAGCCGTATCAGCAAAACGGCGGTGCCTGGTGCCGCCGCAATGGCCATTAACCGCGTTGCGTCATCCGCGATATCGCAGTCTGCGTCACAGGTTGCCCGTGAGACAAAGGTACGCCGGAAACTGGTAAAGGAAAGGGCCAGGCTGAAAAGGGCCACGGTCAAAAATCCGCAGGCCAGAATCAGGGTTAACCGGGGGGATTTGCCCGTAATCAAGCTGGGTAACGCGCGGGTTGTCCTTTCCCGCCGCAGACGTCGTAAAAAGGGGCAGCGTTCATCCCTGAAAGGTGGCGGCAGCGTGCTTGTGGTGGGAAACCGTCGTATTCCCGGCGCGTTTATTCAGCAACTGAAAAATGGCCGGTGGCATGTCATGCAGCGTGTGGCCGGGAAAAACCGTTACCCCATTGATGTGGTGAAAATCCCGATGGCGGTGCCGCTTACCACGGCGTTTAAACAGAATATTGAACGGATACGGCGTGAACGTCTTCCGAAAGAGCTGGGCTATGCGCTGCAGCATCAACTGAGAATGGTAATAAAGCGATGAAACATACTGAACTCCGTGCAGCCGTACTGGATGCACTGGAGAAGCATGACACCGGGGCGACGCTTTTTGATGGTCGCCCCGCTGTTTTTGATGAGGCGGATTTTCCGGCAATTGCCGTTTATCTCACCGGCGCTGAATACACGGGCGAAGAGCTGGACAGTGATACCTGGCAGGCGGAGCTGCATATTGAAGTTTTCCTGCCTGCTCAGGTGCCGGATTCAGAGCTGGATGCGTGGATGGAGTCCCGGATTTATCCGGTGATGAGCGATATCCCGGCACTGTCAGATTTGATCACCAGTATGGTGGCCAGCGGCTATGACTACCGGCGCGACGATGATGCGGGCCTGTGGAGTTCAGCCGATCTGACTTATGTCATTACCTATGAAATGTGAGGACGCTATGCCTGTACCAAATCCTACAATGCCGGTGAAAGGTGCCGGGACCACCCTGTGGGTTTATAAGGGGAGCGGTGACCCTTATGCGAATCCGCTTTCAGACGTTGACTGGTCGCGTCTGGCAAAAGTTAAAGACCTGACGCCCGGCGAACTGACCGCTGAGTCCTATGACGACAGCTATCTCGATGATGAAGATGCAGACTGGACTGCGACCGGCCAGGGGCAGAAATCTGCCGGAGATACCAGCTTCACGCTGGCGTGGATGCCCGGAGAGCAGGGGCAGCAGGCGCTGCTGGCGTGGTTTAATGAAGGCGATACCCGTGCCTATAAAATCCGCTTCCCGAACGGCACGGTCGATGTGTTCCGTGGCTGGGTCAGCAGTATCGGTAAGGCGGTGACGGCGAAGGAAGTGATCACCCGCACGGTGAAAGTCACCAATGTGGGACGTCCGTCGATGGCAGAAGATCGCAGCACGGTGACGGCGACAACCGGCATGACGGTGACACCCGCCAGTGCTTCCGTAGTGAAAGGGCAGAGCACCACGCTGACCGTGGCATTCCAGCCGGAGGGCGCAACCGACAAGAGCTTCCGTGCGGTGTCTGCGGATAAAACAAAAGCCACCGTGTCGGTCAGTGGTATGACCATCACCGTGAAAGGTGTTGCTGCAGGCAAGGTCAACATTCCGGTCGTATCCGGTAATGGTGAGTTTGCTGCGGTTGCAGAAATCAACGTCACCGCCAGTTAATCCGGAGAGTCAGCGATGTTCCTGAAAACCGAATCATTTGAACATAACGGTGTGACCGTCACGCTTTCTGAACTGTCAGCCCTGCAGCGTATTGAGCATCTCGCCCTGATGAAACGGCAGGCAGAACAGGCGGAGTCAGACAGCAACCGGAAGTTTACTGTGGAAGACGCCATCAGAACCGGCGCGTTTCTGGTGGCGATGTCCCTGTGGCATAACCATCCGCAGAAGACGCAGATGCCGTCCATGAATGAAGCCGTTAAACAGATTGAGCAGGAAGTGCTTACCACCTGGCCCACGGAGGCAATTTCTCATGCTGAAAACGTGGTGTACCGGCTGTCTGGTATGTATGAGTTTGTGGTGAATAATGCCCCTGAACAGACAGAGGACGCCGGGCCCGCAGAGCCTGTTTCTGCGGGAAAGTGTTCGACGGTGAGCTGAGTTTTGCCCTGAAACTGGCGCGTGAGATGGGGCGACCCGACTGGCGTGCCATGCTTGCCGGGATGTCATCCACGGAGTATGCCGACTGGCACCGCTTTTACAGTACCCATTATTTTCATGATGTTCTGCTGGATATGCACTTTTCCGGGCTGACGTACACCGTGCTCAGCCTGTTTTTCAGCGATCCGGATATGCATCCGCTGGATTTCAGTTTGCTGAACCGGCGTGAGGCTGACGAAGAGCCTGAAGATGATGTGCTGATGCAGAAAGCGGCAGGGCTTGCCGGAGGCGTCCGCTTTGGCCCGGACGGGAATGAAGTTATCCCCGCTTCCCCGGATGTGGCGGACATGACGGAGGATGACGTAATGCTGATGACAGTATCAGAAGGGATCGCAGGAGGAGTCCGGTATGGCTGAACCGGTAGGCGATCTGGTCGTTGATTTAAGTCTGGATGCGGCCAGATTTGACGAGCAGATGGCCAGAGTCAGGCGTCATTTTTCCGGTACGGAAACTGATGCGAAAAAAACAGCGGCAGTCGTTGAACAGTCGCTGAGCCGACAGGCGCTGGCTGCACAGAAAGCGGGGATTTCCGTCGGGCAGTATAAAGCCGCCATGCGTATGCTGCCTGCACAGTTCACCGACGTGGCCACGCAGCTTGCAGGCGGGCAAAGTCCGTGGCTGATCCTGCTGCAACAGGGTGGTCAGGTTAAGGACTCCTTCGGCGGGATGATCCCCATGTTCAGGGGGCTTGCCGGTGCGATCACCCTGCCGATGGTGGGGGCCACCTCGCTGGCGGTGGCGACCGGTGCGCTGGCGTATGCCTGGTATCAGGGCAACTCAACCCTGTCCGATTTCAACAAAACGCTGGTCCTTTCCGGCAATCAGGCGGGACTGACGGCAGATCGTATTCTGGCTCTGTCCAGAGCCGGGCAGGCGGCAGGGCTGACGTTTAACCAGACCAGCGAGTCACTGACGGCGCTGGTGAATGCCGGTGTGCGTGGTGGTGAGCAGTTTGAGGCGATCAGCCAGAGTGTGGCGCGTTTCTCCTCTGCATCCGGCGTGGAGGTGGACAAGGTCGCTGAAGCCTTCGGGAAGCTGACCACAGACCCGACGTCGGGACTGACAGCGATGGCACGTCAGTTCCATAACGTGACGGCGGAGCAGATTGCGTATGTTGCTCAGTTGCAGCGTTCCGGAGATGAAGCCGGGGCATTGCAGGCGGCGAACGAGGCCGCAACGAAAGGGTTTGATGACCAGACCCGCCGCCTGAAAGAGAACATGGGCACGCTGGAGACCTGGGCAGACAGGACAGCACGGGCATTCAAATCCATGTGGGATTCGGTGCTGGATATTGGTCGCCCGGACACTGCCCAGGGAATGCTGGAGAAAGCAGAAAAGGCTTTTGATGAGGCGGACAAAAAATGGCAGTGGTATCAGAGCCGAAGCCACCGGCGCGGTAAAACCTCAGCATTTCTTGCCAATCTCCGGGGAGCATGGGAGGACAGAGCGAATGCGCAACTTGGGCTTTCAGCCGCCACGTTGCAGGCCGATCTTGAAAAGGCCAGAGAGATGGCAGCAAAGGACTGGGCCGAGTCTGAGGCATCACGGCTGAAATATACCGAAGAGGCGCAGAAGGCTTACGAACGCCTGCAGACGCCGCTGGAGAAATATACCGCCCGTCAGGAAGAACTGAACAAGGCACTGAAAGACGGGAAAATCCTGCAGGCAGATTACAACACGCTGATGGCGGCGGCGAAAAAGGATTATGAAGCGACGCTGAAAAAGCCGAAACAGTCCGGCGTGAAGGTGTCTGCGGGCGATCGTCAGGAAGACAGTGCTCATGCTGCCCTGCTGACGCTTCAGGCTGAACTCCGGACGCTGGAGAAGCATGCCGGAGCAAATGAGAAAATCAGCCAGCAGCGCCGGGATTTGTGGAAGGCGGAGAGTCAGTTCGCGGTACTGGAGGAGGCGGCGCAACGTCGCCAGCTGTCTGCACAGGAGAAATCCCTGCTGGCGCATAAAGATGAGACGCTGGAGTACAAACGCCAGCTGGCTGCACTTGGCGACAAGGTTACGTATCAGGAGCGCCTGAACGCGCTGGCGCAGCAGGCGGATAAATTCGCACAGCAGCAACGGGCAAAACGGGCCGCCATTGATGCGAAAAGCCGGGGGCTGACTGACCGGCAGGCAGAACGGGAAGCCACGGAACAGCGCCTGAAGGAACAGTATGGCGATAATCCGCTGGCGCTGAATAACGTCATGTCAGAGCAGAAAAAGACCTGGGCGGCTGAAGACCAGCTTCGCGGGAGCTGGATGGCAGGCCTGAAGTCCGGCTGGAGTGAGTGGGAAGAGAGCGCCACGGACAGTATGTCGCAGGTAAAAAGTGCAGCCACGCAGACCTTTGATGGTATTGCGCAGAATATGGCGGCGATGCTGACCGGCAGTGAGCAGAACTGGCGCAGCTTCACCCGTTCCGTGCTGTCCATGATGACAGAAATTCTGCTTAAGCAGGCAATGGTGGGGATTGTCGGGAGTATCGGCAGCGCCATTGGCGGGGCTGTTGGTGGCGGCGCATCCGCGTCAGGCGGTACAGCCATTCAGGCCGCTGCGGCGAAATTCCATTTTGCAACCGGAGGATTCACAGGAACCGGCGGCAAATATGAGCCAGCGGGGATTGTTCACCGTGGTGAATTTGTCTTCACGAAGGAGGCAACCAGCCGGATTGGCGTGGGGAATCTCTACCGGCTGATGCGCGGCTATGCCACCGGTGGTTATGTCGGTACACCGGGCAGTCTGGCTGACAGCCGGTCGCAGGCGTCCGGGACGTTTGAGCAGAATAACCATGTGGTGATTAACAACGACGGCACGAACGGTCAGATAGGGCCACAGGCACTGAAGGCTGTTTATGACGTAGCCCGTAAGGCGGCAATGGATGTTGTGACCGGGCAGATGCGCGATGGTGGTCTGTTCTCCGGAGGTGGACGATGAAAACCTTCCGCTGGAAAGTGAAACCCGGTATGGATGTGGCTTCGTCCCCTTCTGTAAGAAAGGTGCGCTTTGGTGATGGCTATTCCCAGCGAGCGCCTGCCGGGCTGAATGCCAACCTGAAAACGTACAGCGTGACGCTTTCTGTCCCCCGTGAGGAGGCCACGGTACTGGAGTCGTTTCTGGAAGAGCACGGGGGCTGGAAAGCCTTTCTGTGGACGCCGCCTTATGAGTGGCGGCAGATAAAGGTGACCTGCGCAAAATGGTCGTCGCGGGTCAGTATGCTGCGTGTTGAGTTCAGCGCAGAGTTTGAACAGGTGGTGAACTGATGCAGGATATCCGGCAGGAAACACTGAATGAATGCACCCGTGCGGAGCAGTCGGCCAGCGTGGTGCTATGGGAAATCGACCTGACAGAGGTCGGTGGAGAACGTTATTTTTTCTGTAATGAGCAGAACGAAAAAGGTGAGCCGGTCACCTGGCAGGGGCGACAGTATCAGCCATATCCCATTCAGGGGAGTGGTCTTGAACTGAATGGCAAAGGCACCAGTACGCGCCCCACGCTGACGGTTTCTAACCTGTACGGTATGGTCACCGGGATGGCGGAAGATCTGCAGAGTCTGGTCGGCGGAACGGTGGTCCGGCGTAAGGTTTACGCCCGTTTTCTGGATGCGGTGAACTTCGTCAACGGAAACAGCGACTCCGATCCGGAGCAGGAGGTGATCAGCCGCTGGCGCATCGAGCAGTGCAGCGAACTGAGCGCGGTGAGTGCCTCCTTTGTACTGTCCACGCCGACGGAAACGGATGGCGCTGTTTTTCCGGGACGTATCATGCTGGCCAACACCTGCACCTGGACCTATCGCGGTGATGAGTGCGGTTATCACGGTCCGGCGGTCGCGGATGAATATGACCAGCCGACGTCCGATATCACGAAGGATAAATGCAGCAAATGCCTGAGTGGCTGTAAGTTTCGCAATAACGTCGGCAACTTTGGCGGCTTCCTTTCCATTAACAAACTTTCGCAGTAAATCCCATGACAGAGACAGAATCAGCGATTCTGGCGCACGCCCGGCGATGTGCGCCAGCGGAGTCGTGCGGCTTCGTGGTAAGCACGCCGGAGGGGGAAAGATATTTCCCCTGCGTGAATATCTCCGGTGAGCCGGAGGCGTATTTCCGTATGTCGCTGGAAGACTGGCTGCAGGCTGAGATGCAGGGTGAGATTGTGGCGCTGGTCCACAGCCACCCCGGTGGTCTGCCCTGGCTGAGTGAGGCCGACCGGCGGCTGCAGGTGCAGAGTGATTTGCCGTGGTGGCTGGTCTGCCGGGGTGAGATTCATAAATTCCGCTGCGTGCCGCATCTCAACGGGCGACACTTTGAGCACGGGGTGACGGACTGTTACGCGCTGTTCCGGGATGCCTACCATCTGGCGGGAATCGAACTACCGGATTTTCATCGCGGGGATGACTGGTGGCGTCACGGTCAGAATCTCTATCTTGACAATATGGAGGCGACGGGGTTTTACCGTGTCGCACTGACAGAGGCACAACCGGGCGATGTGCTGCTGTGCTGTTTTGGTGCATCGGTGCCGAATCATGCCGCCATTTACTGCGGCGACGGCGAGCTGTTGCACCATATTCCTGAACAACTGAGCAAACGAGAGAGGTACACCGACAAATGGCAACGACGCACACACTCCCTCTGGCGTCACCGGGCATGGCACGCATCTGCCTTTACGGGGATTTACAACGATTTGGTCGCCGCATCGACCTGCGTGTAAAAACAGGGGGCGAAGCCATCCGGGCGCTTGCCACCCAGCTTCCGGCGTTTCGTCAGAAACTGAACGAGGGCTGGTATCAGGTACGTATTGCCGGGCAGGATACAGGTGAAACCGAATTATCAGCCCGTCTTAATGAGCCACTGGCGAATGGTGCAGTGATCCACATCGTGCCGCGTATGGCGGGAGCTAAAAGTGGCGGTGTGTTTCAGGTGGTGCTGGGGGCGGCGCTGATTGCGACGGCAATCTGGATGCCAGGAATTAGTATCGCTTTCAGTGACATTCTCTTTTCAATGGGCGCGGCGATGACACTTGGTGGTGTTGCACAGATGCTGGCACCGAAAGCCAGTGTAGCAAAAGCCAGCACCACGGATAACGGTAAACAGAACACCTATTTCTCCTCCCTGGATAACATGGTTGCCCAGGGTAATGTTCTGCCCGTTCTGTACGGTGAAATGCGCGTGGGGTCACGTGTGGTTTCTCAGGAGATAAGCACGGCAGACGAAGGGGACGGTGGTCAGGTTGTGGTGATTGGCCGCTGATGCAAAATGTTTTATGTGAAACCGCCTCCGGGCGGTTTTGTCGTTTATGGAGCATGACGAATGGGCAAAGGCAGCAGTAAGGGGCATACCCCGCGCGAAGCGAAGGACAACCTGAAATCCACGCAGTTACTGAGTGTGATCGATGCCATCAGCGAAGGGCCGGTTGAAGGTCCGGTGGATGGATTAAAAAGTGTGCTGCTGAACAGTACGCCGGTGCTGGACAGTGAGGGGAATACCAATATATCCGGCGTCACGGTGGTGTTCCGGGCCGGTGAGCAGGAGCAGACACCGCCGGAGGGATTTGAATCCTCCGGCTCCGAGACGGTGCTCGGTACAGAAGTGAAATNTGACACGCCGATCACCCGGACCATCACGTCGGCAAACATCGACCGTCTGCGCTTTACCTTCGGNGTGCAGGCACTGGTGGAAACCAACTCAAAGGGGGACAGGAATCCATCGCAGGTTCGCCTGCTGGTTCAGATACAGCGTAACGGGGCCTGGGTGACGGAAAAAGACATCACCATTAAGGGTAAAACCACTTCACAGTATCTGGCCTCGGTGGTGGTGGATAACCTGCCGCCGCGCCCGTTCAGTATCCGGATGCGCAGGATGACGCCGGACAGCACCACAGACCAGCTGCAGAACAAAACGCTCTGGTCGTCATACACCGAAATTATCGATGTGAAACAGTGCTACCCGAACACGGCACTGGTCGGCGTGCAGGTGGACTCGGAGCAGTTCGGCAGCCAGCAGGTGAGCCGTAATTATCATCTGCGCGGGCGTATTCTGCAGGTGCCGTCGAATTATAACCCGCAGACGCGGCAATACAGCGGTATCTGGGACGGAACGTTTAAACCGGCATACAGCAACAACATGGCCTGGTGTCTGTGGGATATGCTGACCCATCCGCGCTACGGCATGGGGAAACGTCTTGGTGCGGCGGATGTGGATAAATGGGCGCTGTATGTCATCGGCCAGTACTGCGACCAGTCAGTGCCGGACGGCTCTGGCGGCACGGAGCCGCGCATCACCTGTAATGCCTACCTGACCACACAGCGTAAGGCGTGGGATGTTCTCAGCGATTTCTGCTCGGCGATGCGCTGTATGCCGGTATGGAACGGGCAGACGCTGACGTTCGTGCAGGACCGGCCATCGGATAAGGTGTGGACCTATAACCGCAGTAATGTGGTGATGCCGGATGATGGCGCGCCGTTCCGCTACAGCTTCAGCGCCCTGAAGGACCGCCATAATGCCGTTGAGGTGAACTGGATTGACCCGAACAACGGCTGGGAGACGGCGACAGAGCTTGTTGAAGATACGCAGGCCATTGCCCGTTACGGTCGTAACGTCACGAAGATGGATGCCTTTGGCTGCACCAGCCGGGGGCAGGCACACCGCGCCGGGCTGTGGCTGATTAAAACGGAGCTGCTGGAGACGCAGACCGTGGATTTCAGCGTGGGTGCCGAAGGGCTTCGCCATGTGCCGGGTGATGTTATTGAAATCTGCGATGATGACTATGCGGGGATCAGCACCGGCGGGCGCGTGCTGGCGGTGAACAGCCAGACCCGGACGCTGACGCTCGACCGTGAAATCACGCTGCCATCCTCCGGTACCACGCTGATAAGCCTGGTTGACGGAAGTGGCAATCCGGTCAGCGTGGAGGTCCAGTCCGTCACCGACGGCGTGAAGGTAAAAGTGAGCCGTGTTCCTGACGGCGTTGCCGGATACAGCGTATGGGGGCTGAAGTTGCCGACGTTGCGCCAGCGCCTGTTCCGCTGCGTGAGTATCCGTGAGAACGACGACGGCACGTATGCCATTACCGCCGTGCAGCATGTACCCGAAAAAGAAGCCATCGTGGATAACGGGGCGCACTTTGACGGCGACTTGAGCGGCACGGTGAATGGCGTCACGCCGCCCGCGGTGCAGCACCTGACTGTCGAAGTCACCGCAGACAGCGGGGAATATCAGGTGCTGGCGCGCTGGGACACGCCGAAGGTGGTGAAGGGGGTGAGCTTCCTGCTTCGCCTGACCGTGGCAGCGGACGATGGCAGTGAGCGGCTGGTCAGTACGGCAAGGACGACGGAAACCACATACCGCTTCACGCAACTGGCGCTGGGGAACTACAGGCTGACTGTCCGGGCGGTAAATGCGTGGGGACAGCAGGGCGATCCGGCATCGGTATCGTTCCGGATTGCCGCACCGGCAGCGCCGTCTCGGATTGAGCTGACACCGGGCTATTTTCAGATAACCGCCACGCCGCATCTTGCGGTTTATGATCCGACGGTACAATTTGAGTTCTGGTTCTCGGAAACGCGGATTACCGATATCAGGCAGGTTGAAACCACAGCCCGCTACCTTGGCACGGGGCTGTACTGGATAGCCGCCAGTATCAATATCAAACCGGGCCATGATTATTACTTTTATATCCGCAGTGTGAACACCGTTGGCAAATCGGCATTCGTGGAGGCCGTCGGTCGGGCGAGCGATGATGCGGAAGGTTACCTGGATTTTTTCAAAGGCAAGATAACCGAATCCCATCTTGGTAAAGAGCTGCTGGAAAAAGTCGACCTGACGGAGGATAACGCCAGCAAACTGGAGCAGTTTTCGAAAGAGTGGAAGGATGCTAACGATAAGTGGAATGCCATGTGGGGCGTCAAAATTGAGCAGACCAAAGACGGCAAACATTATGTCGCGGGTATTGGCCTCAGCATGGAGGACACGGAGGAAGGCAAACTGAGCCAGTTTCTGGTTGCCGCCAATCGTATCGCGTTTATTGACCCGGCAAACGGGAATGAAACGCCGATGTTTGTGGCGCAGGGCAACCAGATATTCATGAACGACGTGTTCCTGAAGCGCCTGACGGCCCCCACCATTACCAGCGGTGGAAATCCACCGGCATTTTCCCTGACACCGGACGGAAAGCTGACTGCTAAAAATGCGGATATCAGTGGCAGTGTGAATGCGAACTCCGGGACGCTCAACAACGTCACGATTAATGAGAACTGTCAGATTAAGGGGAAACTGTCAGCCAATCAGATTGAAGGCGATATTGTCAAAACGGTCAGCAAGTCTTTCCCCCGCACGAACAGTTATGCCAGTGGCACCATCACGGTAAGAATCAGTGATGATCAGAAATTTGACCGGCAGGTCATGATACCGCCAGTGTTATTCCGCGGTGGTAAGCATGAGAATTTCAACAGTAATAACCAACAGTCATACTGGTATTCAACCTGCCGGTTAAGAGTGACCCGCAATGGTCAGGAGATTTTTAATCAGTCCACGACGGATGCTCAGGGCGTATTTTCCTCAGTTATAGATATGCCTGCCGGACAGGGGACGCTGACACTGACATTCACCGTATCTTCATCAGGAGCGAATAACTGGACACCAACAACCAGTATCAGCGATCTGCTGGTTGTGGTGATGAAAAAATCCACAGCAGGTATCAGTATCAGCTGAATTTTATAACCCAGAACGGGCGTCAGAAATGACGCCTTTTTTATTGCAGAAAAGCGAGAGGTAATTATGCGTAAACTTTATGCCGCCATTTTGTCCGCAGCCATTTGTCTGACCGTATCCGGTGCGCCTGCATGGGCGTCTGAGCAGCAGGCCACGCTGAGCGCGGGGTATCTTCATGCCCGGACGAACGCTCCCGGTAGCGATAATCTTAACGGGATTAACGTGAAATACCGTTATGAATTCACGGACACGCTGGGGCTGGTGACGTCATTCAGCTATGCAGGAGACAGGAATCGCCAGATTACCCGTTACAGCGATACCCGCTGGCATGAAGATTCCGTGCGTAACCGCTGGTTCAGCGTAATGGCGGGGCCGTCTGTGCGCGTGAATGAATGGTTCAGCGCGTATGCGATGGCGGGTGTGGCTTACAGCCGTGTGTCGACTTTCTCCGGGGATTATCTCCGCGTAACTGACAACAAGGGGAAAACGCACGACGTGCTGACCGGAAGTGATGACGGTCGCCACAGCAACACGTCTCTGGCGTGGGGAGCTGGCGTGCAGTTTAACCCGACCGAATCCGTGGCCATTGATATTGCTTATGAAGGCTCCGGGCAGTGGCGACTGGCGCACTGACGGTTTCATCGTGGGTGTCGGTTATAAATTCTGATTAGCCAGGTAACACAGTGTTATGACAGCCCGCCGGTTCAGGCGGGCTTTTTTGTGGGGTGAATATGGCAGTAAAGATTTCTGGTGTACTGAAAGACGGCACAGGAAAACCGGTACAGAACTGCACAATCCAGCTGAAAGCAAAACGTAACAGCACCACGGTGGTGGTGAACACGCTGGCCTCAGAAAATCCGGATGAAGCCGGGCGTTACAGTATGGACGTTGAGTATGGTCAGTACAGCGTTATTCTGTTGGTGGAGGGATTCCCGCCGTCACATGCCGGGACTATCACCGTGTATGAAGATTCTCAACCCGGTACGCTGAATGATTTTCTCGGTGCCATGACGGAGGATGATGCCCGTCCGGAGGCACTGCGCCGTTTTGAAGTGATGGTGGAAGAGGTGGCGCGTAACGCGTCCGCAGTGGCACAGAACACGGCAGCCGCGAAGAAGTCAGCCGGCGATGCCAGCACATCAGCCCGTGAGGCGGCAACCCATGCGACTGATGCTGCAGACTCAGCACGCGCAGCCAGCACGTCAGCCGGACAGGCCGTGTCGTCGGCTCAGTCAGCGTCTTCCAGCGCAGGAACGGCATCAGCAAAGGCCACTGAAGCATCAAAAAGTGCTGCCGCTGCAGAGTCCTCAAAAAGCGCGGCGGCCACCAGTGCCGGTGCGGCGAAAACGTCAGAAACGAATGCTTCAGCGTCACAACAATCAGCAACCACATCTGCATCCACCGCGACCACGAAGGCGTCAGAAGCTGCGACCTCGGCCCGGGATGCGGCGGCCTCAAAAGAGGCGGCAAAATCATCAGAAACGAACGCATCATCAAGCGCCAGTAGTGCCGCTTCCTCGGCAACGGCGGCAGGAAATTCCGCGAAGGCGGCAAAAACGTCCGAGACGAACGCCAGGTCTTCTGAAACGGCAGCGGGACAGAGCGCCTCAGCTGCGGCAGGCTCAAAAACAGCGGCTGCGTCGTCTGCCAGTGCAGCGTCAACAAGTGCCGGGCAGGCCTCAGCCAGTGCCACCGCCGCCGGAAAATCGGCAGAAAGTGCCGCATCGTCTGCTTCAACAGCCACAACGAAGGCTGGCGAAGCCGCTGAACAGGCCAGCGCAGCAGCGAGGTCTGCATCCGCAGCGAAGACATCCGAGACGAACGCGAAAGCGTCGGAAACCAGCGCAGAATCCTCAAAAACGGCAGCCGCATCGTCAGCCAGTTCGGCGGCGTCATCGGCATCATCTGCGTCTGCTTCAAAAGATGAGGCGACCAGACAGGCGTCAGCAGCGAAGGGCAGCGCCACGACGGCATCCACGAAGGCGACAGAGGCAGCTGGCAGTGCGACAGCGGCAGCACAGAGCAAAAGTACGGCAGAATCCGCAGCAACGCGCGCCGAGACAGCAGCAAAACGGGCAGAGGATATTGCATCTGCTGTGGCGCTTGAGGATGCGAGCACGACGAAAAAGGGGATAGTACAGCTCAGCAGTGCGACCAACAGCACGTCTGAAACGCTCGCCGCAACACCAAAAGCGGTAAAGGCAGCATATGACCTTGCTAACGGGAAATACACTGCACAGGATGCAACAACAGCACAAAAAGGGATAGTCCAGCTTACTAGTGCAACCAACAGCACATCTGAAACGCTTGCCGCGACACCGAAAGCAGTGAAAGCAGCTAATGACAATGCGAATGGTCGGGTACCTTCTGCCCGTAAGGTGAATGGTAAGGCGCTTTCAGCGGATATTACACTGACGCCGAAAGATATTGGTACGCTTAACTCAACAACTATGTCATTCAGCGGTGGTGCTGGTTGGTTCAAATTAGCAACGGTAACCATGCCGCAGGCGAGTTCTGTTGTTTCAATTACGTTGATTGGTGGCGCGGGATTTAACGTGGGGTCACCTCAACAGGCAGGTATATCTGAACTTGTTTTGCGTGCAGGTAATGATAATCCGAAGGGGATTACTGGTGCTTTATGGCAGCGCACATCGGCAGGGTTTACAAATTTTGCCTGGGTCAATACATCTGGTGATACTTACGATATTTACGTTGCAATCGGAAATTATGCGACTGGTGTAAATATTCAATGGGATTATACCAGTAATGCCAGCGTAACGATTCATACGTCACCAGCATATTCTGCTAATAAGCCGGAAGGGTTAACGGACGGTACAGTTTATTCACTCTATACGCCATCAGAGCAGTTTTATCCGCCTGGCGCACCAATCCCGTGGCCATCAGATACCGTTCCGTCTGGCTATGCCCTGATGCAGGGGCAGACTTTTGACAAATCTGCATATCTGAAACTGGCTATAGCCTATCCTTCTGGTGTTATTCCGGATATGCGCGGCTGGACAATCAAGGGCAAACCCGCCAGTGGGCGTGCTGTATTATCACAGGAACAGGACGGCATTAAATCGCACACCCACAGCGCCAGCGCATCCAGTACGGATTTGGGGACGAAAACAACCAGTTCGTTTGATTATGGTACTAAGTCCACGAATAACACCGGGGCGCATACACATAGTATTAGCGGGACAGCAAATAGTGCAGGTGGGCACCAACACCAGAGTTCTGGACCATATGCGCATCCGAGTCTCACTGCACTCTTTCCTAACGGTTCTACCCAGGTTTCAGTCACAAACGTACCAGTTGTATCTCGGGAATCTGGCTCAGGTACGAGCCGTATATCAGGGAAGACATCATCAGATGGAGCGCATACCCACTCATTGTCTGGTACAGCTGCAAGCGCAGGTGCTCATGCACATACTGTCGGTATTGGCGCTCACGCACACTCCGTTGCGATAGGTTCACACGGACACACCATCACCGTTAACGCTGCTGGTAACGCGGAAAACACCGTCAAAAACATTGCATTTAACTATATTGTGAGGCTCGCATAATGGCATTCAGAATGAGTGAACAACCACGGACCATAAAAATTTATAATCTGCTGGCCGGAACTAATGAATTTATTGGTGAAGGTGATGCATATATTCCGCCTCATACAGGTCTGCCAGCAAACAGTACCGATATTGCACCGCCAGATATTCCGGCAGGCTTCGTGGCTGTTTTCAACAGTGATGAGGCATCATGGCATCTCGTTGAGGACCATCGGGGGAAGACGGTTTATGACGTGGCATCAGGGGATGCGTTATTTATTTCTGAACTTGGCCCATTACCGGAAAATGTTACCTGGTTGTCGCCGGAAGGGGAATATCAGAAGTGGAACGGCACAGCCTGGGTGAAAGATGAAGAAGCAGAAAAACTGTTTCGGATAAGGGAAGCAGAAGACACAAAAAACAGCCTGATGCAGGTAGCCAGTGAGCATATTTCGCCACTTCAGGATGCGGTAGATCTGGAGATTGCAACGGAGGAAGAAATATCGTTCCTGGCCTCATGGAAGAGGTATCGTGTGCTGCTCAACCGTGTTGATACTTCCATAGCGCCAGATATCGAGTGGCCGGTAATACCTGCGTCATAGTTCGTAAATGTTCGTCTGACAGGATGCTGAAAGGATGAATTAACGGCCAGATACACAAAAACTGGAGTTAATTTCCAGTTTTTTTTGTTGTCATGTTAGGGTGATATTTGTTAGAAAAGTTTAGATAGGTTTGTTTTGAAGGTTGAAATGTATGTTATCGCCATCTTTTATAAATTTGGGATGTTCATGGAGTGAAAGTCAAATAATGCAATCTTATCATGGAGGAACGCAAGATCTTATTAGTGTGGTATTAAGTAAAATTTAGTAACTTTATCCAGTGTAGTGGATTTGTTGCATGGATGGAGTTGGTAAAAAGTGGTGTGGCTGGCAATCCAGGCCACGTCACAGAAATGGACAATGCCGCTGAGAGACTGGCGAATGGCATACAGGCACCAGAAAAATTTCAGATATGACATAATGCCCATGCCAGAAGTTCCTTTTGCACCTCGCCTGTATTTATAGATAAACATAGAGTGAATGAATGAGATATGAAAGACATTACCCTTCCCCCCCCGACGTCCGCGTCCTGTCTGACAGGGGCCATATCTGTAAATACTGAAGCTGTATTATCTCCCATGCAACACACTTCAGCCTTACATGTAAGAGATTTTGCTTCCCTGTGCTCACAGAACCTCAAAGCTAATGTATTGCTAAATAGTGATGACCACGAAGTACCTATACATCAGAAAAATCCTGCTGCAATAATGCAAAATATCGACTCTAACATCAAACAGATGGCAACAGACTGGGGGATGTCGATTGAGGAGGTTGAGGTTATTATAGGGCGAGAGAAAGGCATTGTGGAACCCTCCTGCGGAGTTACCGCTAATGCTATTATGAAACTATTTCTGGACAAGGATGGCTTCAGTTACTGCTTTGAAAATGAACAGACACTATCGCTCGAGCAGCTTCAGGAGCGCCTGTCCTGTATGCCTGAATGTAAGAGCTTTGTATTACGTGTTAATGATGGTGCGCTTGGTCATGCTTACATTGTCGATATTCCCAAAGGAGAAAACTCTTGTCGTCCTGCATTCTTGTATCAGTCAGATTTAGGAGAGGGCGTCACCAGAAAGTTAAGATTTGAGGACTGGATGACGCATAAAGCATTGACTCCGATTTTGCTGGATGATATTTGTAATTACTTCTCCTGCATGTCTCAAAATAAGACAGATTTGGAGCAGATTGCAACGTTATTTGATATTGATGGAAATGTTAAAATGTTACGAAAGGAAAATATTCAATATCAAAAGCATGACAATTTTAGTTTCCAGTTGTTTGAGTATGACACCGATAATATTGAAAAAAACATTGAGATAATAAAATCACTATGTAGTTAGCTTTTGTTAAAACTGCAATTATTTGTAAACATAATAATAAGTATTATGACGTTAAAATTTAACCATACGGTAAAATGATTCAGGAAAACCGGTTCAGCATAGCCTAGGCTGAACTTTTGAGGATATCAACGAACGGAATTTTTGAACATTTATGAGTAGATCGTTGTTGAAGGGCTTCAATGAGCATGTCAAGTTCATCAACTGCTGGTCTACGATTACGACGGTTTGATTTACCAATCAAAGCAAGTTTAAGTAGATATGGACGAGCACTTTTCGCCGGGTTTGATGTGTAATTAATTCCGTATATAGGTTTGGCTGCATCCAGAACACTGCCAAGATAACTAACATCGTGACTGACTGTTGCTGGACCTGCACCAGCGTTGTTTCTCAGCCTGCAATGTTCAATTACGTCATTTTCTGTCAGTTCAGATAGTTTGATCGCGGAGATGTCACTATCCATAAGCAGTTCTAGCACATATCTTTTAGTACGGTCTGCTTTACCTCCGGCATTTGGTCATTTAAATATTTGTGTAGTAAGTCACGGACTGTAAGTCCGTCAACAGCATTTGATGATGAAATGCCATATAGATCTAATTCCATCACTTTCTGTGTGCCCCATGTTTTGGCATGAGCATGAACGCGGCGGCTATCTCACGGGTGATCATCCCTTTGGCATACTGAAAAGTATCGGGTGTTACTGAACCGTGTTGATACATCAACTGCACCGGATATTGAGTGGCCGATAATACCGACGTTATAACCTATAAATGCCAATCAGACTGAATGTTGAAAGGATAGAATGAACAGCCCGACACACAAAAAACGGAGTCCGGCTCCGGTTTTTGTGTTGCCATATAAGGCCGATGTTTGTTACAGCTATTTAAGTCTGGAGTTCAAATTAAAATAGGGAGTTTTGTTATGCCATTAACCTCAGATATTAATTCATCTTCGTTCAGCCTTGGAATGGAGGTTCTTCGTGCTCAAGTTGCAGCCAATGGGCGCGGAGAAATTAGATTAGGTAATGAAACTGTCAGTATTGTGTTTGATCAGGCAGATGGTCGCTTTCTGGCCAGCGGTGACAACGGGGGATTACTTACTGACTTATTGCTAGTGGGGTTTAATAGTGGACCTCAAGCTCTTGGCGAGAGAATGTTAAGTATTCTTTCAGGATCAGATGCAGGTGAAACACAATCGCAAGAGAGTCTTCAGGATAAAATATCTCAATGTAAGTTTTCTGTTAATCCAGATGACCTTCAGTGCCCGCCTGAGGCTGCTCAATGTCCAATTACACTTGAGCAACCAGAAGAAGGCGTATTGGTCAGAAATTCAGAGGATTCAGTAGTATGCTGCTTATTTGATGTCCTTGCATTGGAACGTTTAGTTCGTGAAGACTTACCTCATCCATTGACACGAGAGGAAATAACGGAATCAATGATTGTAAAAACTGAAGAATGTACTTATGACCATGTCAGGGGAAATTTTGTTATAAAAGATAGTTAAGATGTTTCAAATGAAACAATATTAACTTCCGATAATTTATATAAAAACACCACAGGCATTCGGGGCCTGTGGTTGGTAAAACAATATAATACGCGAGTTATTTTCCATGAGCTGGAGAGAAAACAATCAAGGTAAGTAGTATTATTTCACAAAATACCGGGCACTTTCTGGTGCCGCATCGTTCAGAGCTTCGGTGTATAATGAATGAAATACGTAGTAACCCTGTAAAATTTCTGGAAGAGCATTTAATTCTTAATACACAGCGCTATGCCCATCATGATGAGACATCTTTAATTACAGTTAATATTACAACAGAGGATGGCTTGTTAAGACTAAAAGAAACGGAATATGATATGGCTGGTAGTGATTATATTCTGTTTACAGCTATGCGTGATACTGATAGTCCGGAGCGCTTTGATGCACCTGCAGTTGTAAGCTTGAGTAATCAGTGTATAAGCCTCCGGCGAAATGATATTTCTCAAACTATCCAGCAAAGTTCACCGTTATGGCTAACTAATCAGCAAAGCGGCTGTAGTGTTCTTATTGTTCGCCATGGATTATCAGAATCTGGAGAACAGTAG